CAAAAACGCCAAAGCTCAAAAAGTTAGTGTAGAATCGCGAGCAGGCCCAAAACATCGGGCCGCTAAAGTGAATGTCGAATTCACTCCTGATACCAATCTTGTCGACATCTCGAGTCAAATCGAAGATGCTGACTTCCAAGGTCAAATTGACCCAAACGCTTGGGACATCGTCTCCTGTCGCCTTTTAGGCAACATGGTAGATGTGACTACGGAAGACGGGACTTTAGTCCTGAAAGGATTGATGTTAGGAGGGAATGTTATGCTCACGTTTAGGCACGGTATTGAGGCCGCGCGTGTAAATGATGACACCATTTGGTGCTTGTCAACTTACAAGGCGCGACCTCTCTGTCGTTTCTTTCCTGAGCAAATGAAGACACACGCTCTGGCAACATCTGAGGGAGAGATTGACCTTGTGTTAGTTAAACTCCCGAGGAATGTTCCTCGCTTTTCAAACATTACTCCGCATTTTATCAAACAAACTGATTTTGCAGATCTCTCTGGGCATCCGGCGGCTCTTGCCGTCACAAGACAAGTACCGGGTAAAACCGATGCTACGATGCTCAGTATTTTTCAAATTCCCGAAATGTTTATTCGAATCATCAGAAATGAATCTTATCATACAGAAGGAAATGTGATGGCCGCCATTGGCTATCAAGCTGAAACTAAAGTGGGAGATTGTGGAGGCATACTGGTTGCTTTGAATCCCAAGTTTGAACGCAAAATCTGTGGCATGCATGTGGCGGGAAATCAGGGAAAAGGCTTTTCTGTCCCTCTTTCATCCGCAAGGATTGAGAGGTGGTTAGAAGAGTCTGGACTCGATCTTTATGATGCCCCACCATTGAAAAATGTGTCTGAAGCCTTTCATCAAGGGCCAGACGGCGCATTCATGCCCATGGGTGAACATGTTCAAATAGCTGGCCAGATTTCAACAACTGGCATAGCGGCGAGTTCAATCTCCGGGTGCATTCAGGAACCGACAACTGCTCCAGCGGTGTTACGGCCTGTAGAAAGGAACGGGGTCTTAATCGACCCTCTACTCTCTGGACTGAAGAAGTGCGGCGGAGTCAATCCATTAATTGACGAAACCATACTTACTGAAGTCTCACAGGCTGTGGCACAAGTTTACGTTGGCGCGGAAGAAAGTTCTGACCGGAAAGTTTATTCGCTTGAGGAGGCTTGCTTCGGCGAGCAGGGCAACCCATTTTATGGCCCACTCACTCTCACAACATCTCCAGGATTCCCATATTGCAAGAATAAAACTCGTAATAAGCCCGGCAAAAGAAGTTGGATTGATAACG